ATATGGGTATGGAGGATAAAATGCTTTTTGAAATCAAAAATCGTTTTACCGGCAATGTAATTTTTTCGCTGGAATGCGGGTCGCTAAAACTATGCGTAGAGGCGGCGGTACAAGCAAAAACATGCCTCGGCGGGGCAAACCTCAGAGGGGCATACCTCAGCGGGGCAAACCTCAGAGGGGCATACCTCAGTGGGGCAGACCTCGGCAGGGCAAACCTCAGAGGGGCATACCTCAGCGGGGCAAACCTCAGAGGGGCATACCTCAGCGGGGCAGACCTCGGCGGGGCAAACCTCAGCGGGGCATACCTCAGCGGGGCAAACCTCAGTGGGGCAGACCTCAGAGGGGCAGAAGGAATTAATAAAGAACTCACAACCCCTCTTTATATGCTTTACGACCAGCCGGGGAAAATACGGGCGTATAAACTGGTGACAGCCAATGGAAGCGGGCCGTGGTATCAGGCGATCACGTATGAAATCGGGGAGTCATACTCAGTCGAGGATTGCGACACCAACGAACAAAATCAGTGCGGAACCGGGATCAATCTCGCCACATTAGACTGGTGCATGAAGGAATGGAAAAACGGATGGCGCATTCTGATCGCTGAATTTGATGCCGACGACATTGCCTGTATTCCTATCGGTAGCGACGGGAAATTCAGGGTGAGGAAATGTAAAATCGTCGGAGAAAAAGACCTCCGGGAACTTGGGCTCATTAAGGAAGAGAAGGTGACGGCATGAAAATATCAATCGATAAAATCACCAACGGAACCATGTTCACCCTTGAACGGCTGTCCTTCCTGCTGGCCTGTGTAGCGGTTCCGGCAGGAATATACATCATTGTGACAGCAATTATGAACATTCTGGCAACACTTCGCTAAGCCTCCTTAAAGGACGTGTGGCCCCGACGAACCTACCGGGAAACGGGGCGCATAACAACATGGGACAGCGGGGAAAAGCCATATCGAGCCGGTATCTGATCCGGCAATACCAGCCGGGGGATAAGCTGATTACATTTTCGGCAAGATTGGACATTTCCCCGGCGACGATCAGGAATCATTTTGGTGGATGGAACTCATTTAAGAGGGAGGTTGAGAGATGGAAGCAGCATTGTTAGCGGAAAGGAGAAGGGGTATCGGTGGAAGTGATGCCGCTGCCATATTAGGGTTGAGTAGATGGCGCACACCATTAGATGTCTATTTGGATAAGCGCGGGGAATCAGATCCACTTGAAGAATCTCAGGCGATGTTTTGGGGAACCACCCTTGAACCTGTCATCCGGCAACGATATTCCGATGTAACAGGGCGTGACGTTCTTGTCCCGCAAGGAATCATTTACCACGAAAAATATCCTTTTATGCTCGCCAGTCTTGACGGATTTACGCACGGCAATCGAATCGTGGAAATTAAGACGGCCCGTTTCGGGTTTGAATGGGGAGAAGAAGGAACAGACGAAATCCCGATTGAATACATAGCCCAGGTGCAGCACTACATGACTGTCACTGGGTATGATGTCGCCGACGTTGCCGTACTGATCGGCGGACAGGATTTTCGGATTTATGAAGTTCCCGCAGATACAGAATTGCAAGAGATCATGATTGCAAAGGAACGTGAGTTTTGGGGGATGGTTGAGGCAGGTACACCGCCTGATCCTGTTTGCCTCGCCGATGCAATTCACCTTTTCGGGAAAAATGATGTTCACGGAGAAGTTGAGGCTGACGCAGATACTTTAACCGTAATTGAAGAGCTGATCCACGTCAACCAGGCCATAAAGAATCTTGAGATGAGATCGGATGCACTAAAAAGCAAAATCATTACCTACATGGGGGCGCGTGGGGATGTCCTCACAGATAAAGACGGAAACGCGATTTGCACCTACAAACTCAGCAATGGACGCAAGACGTTTGACGGCAAAACATTCGGAAAAGATCATCCGGATTTATACGCTCAATATCTAAAACAAGGTGAACCATCAAGACGCTTTTTACTCAAAGGAGGAAAATAAAACATGGAAGCGACAACGCTTGCAAAAAGGAATAATCCGTTTGAATCGGCAGAAGTGGCTACTCGCCCCCAGGCCGGAAGTAATGCCCTGGTGGACGTGGAACAACAACGCGCACTTGCGGAAGTTCAGTCGGCTATCGTGCTGGCTAAGAAGTTCCCCCGCAATCCGATTGAAGCAATGGACAGGATTCTTGTTTCCTGTCAGCGCCAGAGTTTGGCAGAACAAGCCGTGTATTCATATGCCCGTGGCGGATCATCTATTTCCGGGCCGTCAATCCGGCTTGCGGAGGCCATAGCGCAGTCATGGGGGAATATCCAATTCGGGATTAAGGAGCTGGAACAAAGAAACGGGGAGAGTACCGTCCAGGCTTACGCATGGGACATGGAAAACAATACCCGGCAGGAGAAAACATTTCAGGTGAAACACGAGAGATTTACGAAAAAGGGGAAATATAAGCTGGAAGATCCCCGCGACATTTATGAATCCGTCGCAAACCAGGGAGCGCGAAGGCTCCGGGCCTGCATCCTGGGGGTCATCCCCGGCGACGTGATTGATGCCGCCGTTGCTCAATGCGAAGATACGATGAAGGCGAAAGCAGATACTTCTCCGGCAGCTATCAAGAAACTGGTCGAGGCGTTTGAGTCGTTCAAGGTGACAAAAGAACAAATTGAAAAGCGTATTCAGAGACATATTGATGCAATCACCCCGGCGCAAATCGTATCTCTTAAAAAGATTTACATCAGTTTGCGGGACGGGATGAGCACAACGGGAGATTGGTTTGAACCTGTCAACCAGGTCACCACGGATACCGAAAAGCCGAAAACAGGAACTGAGGCCATGAAGGAGAAGTTGAAAGAAAAAGCTGCACCAGGGCAAGAACATGAAGCCCGCTTTGAATGTCCCAATGGTGGATGGGTTGCGGCCTCGATCTGTAATGAATGCAAGAACCTGACAGATAAAGACGGTGTGCGTTGTCCTGCAGCACCGGCGGAAGGTTAGCCAATAATGTTAAACATCGGCGACAGATACACGAAAAATGGCTTTACCGTCATCATCCATGACATATCTGGTGGCTTAGTCTATTGCGAAAAGCGTCTGAGCCACAACAGCGGGAAGGAATGGCCGCAAGATGATGAACATGATGGAAATTCCGGATTATACAAGATGCCTGTTGCGGACTTTAAAAAGCAAATAATTCCATAAGTTCGTTTTCCCGTCCCTCGGAGATATTGCCATCCATCGGTTGACAAGCCGGGGGAATAGCGGGAAGCGGCAAACAACATGGCTTGGAGCATCGAGGGCATTGCGATGAAATAGACGTAGCATAGGGCGACTGTTGGCCGAAGGGAAATCGGCGTCCGTATTATGCACAGTGAGCGACCTGGACTCCAAGCCCCAATATCCCCGTTTTCCCCGGTATCGGATCGACAAACCGGGGCAATCTGTGCCGACCGGGGGAACTGAGCACTCCCCCGGTGCTTAGAAAGGAGGGGGAATGATGAATCTGGAAGAGATTGAGAAAGAGTTGGAGGATATTCCATTGACTGAATATGAATGGGATATGATTGAGTGGCTCATCGCCGAAGTCAAGCGGCTGCGCAAACAGATTGAGCTGGAACACGATCATGGTGAGTTGTTCCTGACACAGATCAAGGATGTGCGGGCAGAGATAGAGATTGAGAGGCTGAAGGCTGATTTGGACGGCTTTATTCATGGGGGATTGTGATGGCGACACTGGAAGAGATCGAGAATAACAATAGAGCAGCAAAAAGCAGAAGGAAAATAGCCGGATTCTCGGACAAACGGTGGATGGAAGAAATTGACTGGCTCATCGCAGAAGTCAAGCGGTTGCGGGGAGAAAACGCCGAACTCCACAAGGACAAGGAGCGGATAGAATTTGAGAACAACCAGTTCAGACGTTATGTGATTGAAGTTGGGTGCTCCTACACTCAAACGGAAAGTGATTGTGAGTGCGACTACGAATATCCGTGGCCTTGTGATCATTGTCCAATAGTGGAATACAATAGAACCATCGAATATTTTTTCAACCTGGCGCGACACAGAAATGGAGGCGGAGAAATGAATGACGACATTCCCGCCCTTTTGTTTGCCCTATCAAGCTGCTCAATTGAGGGCAGCGAACTGGCAATCGAACTATTGGAATTGAAAGATAAAGACCCTGACTTGTTCTTACAAAAGTGCAAGGAAGCGGGGTTTTTGAAAGAATTGCAATAGCGGCCGGGTAGTCAAAGGGGGATTCTGCGGCGATTTATAAGGGAGACCTTTCCCGATCTTAGGCCGCCGACTTGCCCCCTCCCGAAGCGGGCTATGACGCTTTATCCAATAGATAGGGACTTGCAGCCGAAACTCCATGCAAAATGGGGAGTAACCGTCACGCTCTGGCAAGGAAGAAGCGGTGACTTACCGGGGAGAGCATCGGGATGTAAAAGAGACTGTGCACAGCCTTAATTTAAGCGCGAAAATGTCAACCGATAGACAACCTCTTGGAGTGAGCTATCACTTAAAAAAGCAGCGGGAAAAAACAACTTGTGTGAGCCGGGGGGAATAGAGTACCCCCCGGCGACTTTAGGGAGGGG